AATCCTTTATTTTTATGGTCCTTATTTATATCATTTATCTTTCGATATGACAAAAGTATAGAATGAATTTTCCTTATGAAACTGAAAAGTCCTACTTGTACGGAGGAAATTGCCTAATTATGGAGGTAAATCCCTCTGTACCCAATAAACCTATCTCAAAGAAATCTCGTATCTTTGCCTCCGATTACCAATATATGGAAACAGATATCATCACCGTATCCGACTTTGAGATGCGTCCCGTTGATTATATGTTAGCCCGAAGCATAGAACATGCAAAAGCAAAACAAACAAAAATGTATGCTATCTCCTTGGGAGGTAAGAGTGCCGAGACAAGTTACCTGCAACTATGTGATAAATATTGGGAATATAGCATTCAAAGCAGTAAAAATCTTAATAAAGATTGAATAGTAGAATGAATTATTTAATCAATGTTATAAAACATCTGTTTTTTCTTGCTTTACTTGCTAATTTTCCAGAAGTCCGTATCTTTGTAATGTGTTTTTCATAGTATTAGATTTAAGGTTAACAAAAGATTGGCTGTCTGGGATAGATAGCCTTTTTTTATGCTCTGAAATATAGCGTCACTGTCCGGTCGACATAGTTACCCTATCTCACTAAGATACCGTCAATATCGCAAGCAGATACCGTCAATATGTTTCAAGTTCTTTCCTTCGTAACAAAAAATAAAAGATATCGAAAAAAAAATCATTCGTTTAACATTTGAAACATAGCAAGTTATCTGATTTTTCAAAAAACAGACTAAAAAAATCTTGCTAAAAGATTTGCGTAGTCCAAAAGTTCCCCCTATATTTGCACCGCATTTGAGAGAGAATGCGGGTTCAAGGAAGTTTGGGTGAGTGGCTGAAACCACCAGTTTGCTAAACTGACGTACTCGCAAGGGTACCGGGGGTTCGAATCCCCCAGCTTCCGCAAACAAATCTCAAGAGAAAAAGAGCTAAGTTTATAAGACTTGGCTCTTTTTAAATCCATAAAATGCCGGTGGGTTCGTCTAACGGTTAGGACACATGCCTCTCACGCATGTAATACGAGTTCGATTCTCGTACCCACTACTATCTGATTATCAGCCTCTTACAAACAAGTAAGAGGCTTTTTTATTGCCTTATATCTATATCAAAGTATCGTTTTTAGGCGTTATAAACGGGTATTATTAAGGAAAATGGTGCAAATTTTGCGCAAATTTTCATCTCGCATAATTATCGCGCTATCCCGTTGACACGTTGTTTGCGTATATATACTAAAAACAATATTATTATGGCAACTGTTTGTTATCAATTAGACACACGTAGAGAAAAGAAAGACGGCACATACCCGATCAAGTTGTATATTAGACATAAAAGCCGAATATTAATAAGTACCGATTTTTGTGCTACTCCGAGAACGTGGACGGGTACAGAGTATAGCAAAGAAGCGAAAAGCTACAAAGCTAAAAATGTAGCGATACGTAATCTTATAAATCGCGTGGAAATGCTTATCGTTATGTTGGATAATAATCAGAAATTAAAAAGCATAAGCGACGCAGCCTTGAAAGATTATATTTCAAAGTCCATCAAAAACGAGTCAACCTGCAAAACTTTCGTAACCTACCTAAACGAGTTTATAGAGACAAAGACGAAAGAAAATACAATAGAACTATATAAGGCTACAAAGAATAAGATTCTTACCTACGACCCGGCATGTACATTTGAGACTATTACAAAGAAATGGCTAGAATCTTTTAATAAATGGCTAAAAGATACAGGAATGAAAACCAATTCAATATCAATCCATCTACGGAATATTAGAGCCGTCTTTAACTATGCGATAGATAACGAAGAAACGGAGTTATATCCGTTTAGAAAGTTTGCTATCGAAAAAGAGGAAACTAGAAAACGCTCGCTAAGACCGGAACAACTCGCCACACTCCGAGACTTTAACGGAGAAGAATATCAAAAGGAGTATCAAGACATATTCATGCTTATGTTTTATCTAATCGGCATAAACGCAATAGACTTATTTAACCTCAAACAAATAGTTGACGGACGCATAGAATATAAACGAGAAAAAACCGGAAAGCTATACTCTATCAAAGTAGAACCGGAAGCAATGGAGATACTAAACAGGTATAAAGGAAATAATTTTCTACTAAACACACTCGAAACCAACGATTACAATTATAGAAAGTATATGGCAGCAATGAATAGAGGTTTGCAAAAACTGGGAAATTTCGAACGAAAAGGATTAGGCGGGAAAAAGATTAGAGATATTTTATTTCCCGACATCACCTCGTATTGGGCGCGCCATACATGGGCTACAATAGCGCATAAAATAGGAATATCGAAAGATGTAATATCTTTAGCTTTGGGGCACGAGTTCGGATGCAAAACAACCGGAATTTATATAGATTACGATTTAGAACAAATAGATAAAGCGAATAGAAAAGTAATAGATTATATTAATTCACTAAAATAATTCACCAAAAACTTGCACAATAAGCAAATGCTTATTACATTTGTAGAGTCAAATAAGAGTTCTTAATTTTAATGTTTAACCAATGAAAGATGAAGAAAGAAAGGAATTAGAACAAGAGTATGAGAATTTAAAACTTCTCGCTTCATTCCACGAAGCCTACGGGGTTCCCGAAAATGAAAAAGAAAGAGAAGCATTAATAAATGACATACTCGACCGGATGAATGAGATTCGGGAAAAATTAAAAGAGTAATCAACCTCCCTCCCTTCGGGGAGGGATTAAAACTTTAAAATATGATAGATATAAACGCTTGTTTGCCAACGCCCGAAATGAAAGCGGATTTTGAAAGATTTAAAACCTTATCTACACAAGAAGAAAGGGACGCTTTCAAAAAAGAAATGCAAGCCAAATATAACGCACTGCCAGAAGATCAAAGAGAAGCCTATAAAAAAGCATCTGAATCTGGACTTAAAGCGACTGTAGACGCTTGCAATGATTTCATAAAAAGAGCGGAAGAAGCTATATTGCGGGATAAGCTCGGAGACTTGCCGGAGGCTATTTCGTTTAGCTATATCGCAAAGAAATATTTCGGAAAGTCAAGAAATTGGCTATATCAAAGAATTAACGGTAACATCGTAAACGGGAAAAAGGCTCGCTTTACTGATAATGAACTTCAAACATTTTTAAATGCCTTGAAGGATGTAAGCGAAATGATTCATCAAACATCGCTTAAACTCGGTTAAGATTCTTATTTGACACAAGCCCCGCAATTTGAGCCGTTGCGGGGTTTTCTTTTTATTTTCGTGCTTTATACACTATTCGCCCTATTATTATCAAAATAAACGAGATTACTAAACCAAACGCCCACCCGCCCAACTCCATCTTGATAGACTGCCAACGGTTTAGCTTTTTTTCGACCAGATAAGGAACACGAATAGAATCGTTTTTAAGAATCGTATCAGTGCGATTAATTGTTAGGTAGCGATACAGATACTTATATCTATACTGATAGGCTGTATCACCCTTTACGAGCGTATAAATACTATCACGCTGGTAGATACTATCAATCCGGATGCTATCGCGCGTTTTGTATTCAGTACGAACGGATTCGACCGGGATATATTGAGTCCGGCAAGATATAAAACACGCCGCTAATATTAACAGCATGATAATATAAACTAGCCGTTTCATAGCTTTAGTACTTGTTTCCGATTACGTCCTTCTCTGAATGACACGTGTACCCAAGAAAAATCCTTTTCGTCGATTAACTGATCGAAAGGCAATTCGCTTTTGATTATTTCGAATAGCTTCCGATTCTCTTCTTTGCTTCCTACCGTAATATCGGCGGCTTCCCCTAGTCGATGTTGGCTAGATGTCGCACCGTTAACGCTACGATTAAGAATTGCACTACGATACCCAGAACTAACACGGATCGGCTTACCGTATTTCTCGCGTAACGGATCGAGTACATTATCTACTAGCTTTGTTAAATTACTGATAGCTTCCGCTGTTGGGAAATTATCAATTCCTTTCGCTAACGCCGTATCGGAGTGCGAAAGCTCTTTAATAGTGAAGTATTTCATTTTGTTGTCTCTTTATTGTTATGATTAATAGTTATTAGTCTACGCGGCGGCGTTCTTCGATTACATTCGCTGTCTGGTCTATCACATCGGTTGTGTTCCGCATCCTTCAAAGCTAATTCAAGCTCGTAGTATTTGCGCATCCAATTTTGCGCCTCTGCCTGTGCGGTTCTCCATTCCCGGTAAATCGTATCTACTTTCTCGTCTCGTTGTTTTAATCGCTCGTCGTACCGTTCAATCTGCTTGTTTAGATTATCAATGATAGAAAGTAAATTTTGAAGCTCCATAGAATCCGCCGTAGCCTTTTCTTTTCTGGCATTCGTTTTGCGATTTGCTAAAAAAGTAACAGTAAATCGGATCGCCTCTAATCCACCTAACGCACCAATTATTTTTATCCATTCTTCCATATCTTTTATTGTAGGCTTATTTTGTCCGTTTTAGATAGCTCTTATCTGGTAATCAATCCCTCATTTACTTCCTTTAATATATTCTCAAACATAGAAATATGCGGCACTATGTCAATACCAGTAGGAAAGTTCATAGACTTGCTATCACCTTCTAAAGTCATATACCCAGCGTGCACAGTCTGTTCACCTAAATCTGTTTTCGCTTTTTGGATAATACAACACTGCAAACGAGTTATGCCATTTTCATTGTACGAATATGTTGTCTGATATTCATATTCACCCTCTTTTGCAATCGCTTCTACTTGTGTAGTTCTTGTTTTTTCACTCAAAATTTTTGTTACCATAATCTTTTTATTTTTCATTGTCAATACTGTCTAATAGATCAAATACACCTTTTTTGATGCGGGCGAAAAAACGTCCTACTTCCATGTATTTGCGTATAGTTTCCGCCTTTACTGAATCTACTTCCACTTCGCCATGTTTATAAACTTCTTGCGCAAATTCTAATTCGCCCAAGTCGGTAGTGTTATTGTAGATTATATTACCTAACTCTTTGCTGACATCGGAGGTACTTTTATTCCCTTCAAGGTCTGTTACTTCAATTTTTCTAAAATCTATTTTCATAATCACATTAAATATAAATTACATACACGCTGTGTGTTTGACATGGTAGGCGTACCCGCTGTTATAAATATCCTAAAGCTCCATCCAGGAATATTGATTACAGAATTATTCGGATGATTATGTACTACATGTTTAGTATAGTCACTATCATTGATAACTACGATCATTTTGTTTGCTATAGAGTCGCATATACGAAGTGTATAATCCCCTGTTCCGGATAAAGTTACGCAATCAATGGGTTGTCCTGATTGCGCATATTTATGATAAGTGGAATCTGTTCCATAATTATAGATATGTGCGTAAAAATTCCCCCCAATATTTGATGAAAATTTAAGCGTAGTCATTACCCTATGCCCGAATTCTCCTCTACACCAAATATCAGATGCGTAGAACCGCCAAGATCGGCCTTCCACAGAATTGTACCCTTGTTGGTATAAATCACCGCCAACCCAAGTAGTTGCAAAATCTATATTTAAAGAAGACTTAGTATTTGCTGTATCTCCAAAGGTTATTGATCCAGCTTCTTCTCCATTCGAATTATTTGCTGTTAGTTTTTTAAATGATCCAATAGCACCGTCTAATTTCTTTGCTGTTAAATTATCGACATCAATATTTTCAGCCTTAAGAATAGGCTTCCCGGCTGTATTGGTTTTAAATATCGCTATTGCATTCCCCAATGTATCCTGTACACGAAAAGTATCTGCTTTCACCGTAATGCGCTTGTTTGTTATGTCAATTCCAGTTTCAACAATTTGATTTTGCAAGGCAGATGTAACGGAGTATGCAATAGTTTCAGTTTGGCTCTTTACTGTTAAATTAATCGCTTCGGATGTAATCTTAGCTTCGGCAGAGGAAACACGAGTTCCAAGTGCTGTCAAATCTGTCTGTGAGGCTTTTAATGAAATTTGGGTTGTATGTTGCGATATTGTACTTTCCGCACTACTGACCCGTATACCTAATGCATTAAAGCTCGCTTGTGACACTTTTAGCGCAATACTATCGCTTAGCACCTTAATTCCTGAATCGTATACCGTCTTGGTTACATACTTGCCATCTACATTATCGAGAAGTGCCTTTGCGTCTGTAGCACTTTTTGCCGCATTAGTTGCCGAATTTGCAGCCTCGCCCGCTTTAGTTGCAGCGGTTGTTGCAGAATTAGCAGCTTCATTAGCTTTAGTTGTCACCTCTTTAACTTGTAATGTGATACTACTTGCCGTCTGATTGATACTAGATTCTTTTTGGGAAATGGCAGTGAGCTTTGCCGCTGCACTATCTGCTGATTTTTTCGCATTTGTCGCGGAAGTAGAAGCTTCCCCCGCTTTAGTGCTAGCAGTAGAAGCACTATTTTTCGCATTAGTTGCAGAGGTAGATGCTTCCCCTGCTTTGGTTGAAGCCGTTCCAGCACTTGTAGATGCTTCTGCCGCCTTAGTCGAAGCGGTTGTAGCGGCGATATTCGCTTCTACTACTTTCTTCGTGACTTCCGTAACCTGCAATGTTATGTTTCCGGCGGTCTGGGCGATAGAGCTTTCTTTCAAAGTCACATCTTCGAGGACTTTCGCCGCATTATCTGCAGATTGTTTTGCATTAGCTGCCGAATTTGCAGCCTCACCCGCTTTACCGGATGCAGTTCCAGCAGAACCGGATGCAGACGTAGCGGAGTTTTTCGCATTTGTAGCGGCAATATTCGCCTCGGTTACCTTTTTATTAACTTCGGTTACTTTTGTAGAAATTTCTCCGGCTGTTTGAGTTACAGAACTTTCTTTTAATGTTACTTCCTCCAATATCTTCCCGGCATTAGTCGCTGCTCCTTGTGCATCCGTGGCACTTTTAGACGCGTTATTTGCAGAAACTCCGGCGGATGTAGCCGAACTAGAAGCGTTCGTTTCGCTCTGTTTCGCGTTCGATACAGCAATATTAACTTCTTTAATCTTAGAAGAAATTTGTCCTTCACGAATTTCAAAGTTCGTCTCTACATCGGTTATTCTCCCATTTAGATCGTTTTTAACATCGTCGATTACTTCTTCTATTTTCTTTCCAGAATGAAGTACAAATGTACCTTTTAAATAAACATTAGTACCATACAAACCAGAGCCAATCAATACACCAAATACTGCATCACTAATACCGTTAAGATTTCCGGTACGTGTAATCAACCGACCTACAAGAGAATAGGAATTAATTCCGTCGTAATCATCCCGATAAGGTGCAAAATCACCAACAGCACAATCTATTTGTGCTTTTTGTCTGGTTATGTTCGTTCTGTTGCCTAATACTGCGACATCATCTCCTACTTCGGGCGCTCCGCTTCCCTGCTCGCAGTCAGTTTTAGATAGATTAAAATAGCCTGCTCCGGCGGAAGTAACTAAACGCCAATAACGTTTGGTAGAAGTTCCTGTAAATGACTGGCATATTATCTGATCATCCCTTATGAAATCATCCGTACTATCGTGCTCACATTTCCAATATGAACCACCATCAGTTACTTTAGTCAGCTTACCACCCGCAGCAGACCGGATTACCATGCCGCCCTGATGAGTTATCTTCTGAACAACCAACTCAAATATGGAAAATATCTTTCGAACTGTAAGATTATCAATTTCCATATTCCAGTCACCTGTGACCGCTTTGTATATCTTCATTCCTTCGCCGCCCAAACCACTGACAAAAGACTCGGAAGAGATATAGTCCTTTACTATTGTACCCATTAAAGTTGCAACATGAGATACGCTTAAATCGTGTATCTCTGCAACCTTCTGAACGAGCAAATTTAGTGTTGTCATTTTCTTCGATACAGTCACATCGTCTGAAAAAGCCGCCGACTTTGCAATCAGTTTATCAAAAACGTTTAGTATTTGCGTCGCTGTTGTCGTTGCGGTCAACGTATCCGTAGAAATACCCTTCGTTACATCTAGCCCGTTATCAACGGTTAAACCGCCTAGCAACTTGATAAGAAATTGTGTTTCGTCTGGCGCTGTTTTGGATAGATACAAGTCTTTTAAAGATTCGATAGCCTCCTTAACCTTTTCTTTGATTGTATCAAGTTCTGTGCTTACTCGGAGTGACGATAAAACATTACTATCTGTTAGCTTCGTTTCGGTATCATCTTTCGTTACAATTATAGATAATATCTCCGCGAGCGTGCGAAGAGATGAGAAAACATTTAAATCTGTCGCCGATCTCAAATCGTCTTTTCCTAGAATAGTGACGTTTGATCCGCCACCGTTGGAAGTCACTCCACTACCTCCGCCAGGCGACACACTAACAATCGCCCCAGTCGGATAATTTTTTGACCGGGGTGATGATGGAATAGCTTTATTTTTTATTTGAATCGTCATTATGCTTCTATCATCTTACAGGTAAATTGTTCATTGGCGAAATCTATTTCTCCGCCTGCAATCATGAAATGTTTCCCTTTCATGTAGTTATCCGAAAGAACAGATATAGGAGTTATAGAGTCACTATTTAATAATACCTGTGTTAGTTTTATTTTGGTAGCTCCGTATTGATTAATAATTCTTCTTATTAAAAGCTCTTCCGGGCGAATCAAAGTCTTTTCAATAGATGAATAAAGGTTATCTTTCAGATATTCATCCAATAACAAGACCTTACTATAACACGCTCCATCGTTGTTATAACTCGAAATCTTAAACTCTATTTCGTCTAATTCATTAATAAAGTTTTCATTAACAACATTCTCGTAAATCCGGTCGGAGTCTTTATCGTCATCCATATCTAACGAATGGCAATATCTTAGTTTTAAATCTTTTATTAAATATCCGTACGGAACTTGCCCCTCTCTTTCCGTCAATGTAGGAGCATATATAGACATTTCAAGCGTGCCAAATAAATTAGTCGGAATATCTATTACAACCCCGTCTACATCAGAATATTTGCCGAGTACTCCATACGTTTTATACAATGGAACAAAACCTGTTCCCATTTTACCATCTGCATTTTCGACTCTAGATTGATCCAGATTTATAGACATAGTAGATGGGGTATCACTCCACGTAAACCGCCCATAATTATCTTTAGAAACATATTTATCGCCGATTCTTATTCTTACCTTAATTATATCTTTTGAATATGTAATACCATCCTCGGAAGGAACCAAACCGCCACCAAAAGGAGAATCATATTTATCCTTTTGCAAAACCTTAATACTCATATTGAGAGAAAGAGCACCCCCCTTCCCTAAAAATAAAGCGTCTTTCTTTGCACCGATAACTACAATTGAATCATTAAATACCGAATTGGAAGTTACGTCGTTAATAGGATCGTATTTTGTTCCACAACGTTGCCGGACTTGTATTGCACACTCATAGTTGTATGATTGCGTAGTTGGTGTCTTTAGCCCAGACTCATAAGAGGCATATCTTAATGGGATCGCCCCTAGTAATTCGTTGGCATTACTCTTGTTTTTATAAATAGACAAGTCTGTAACAGGAGACAAAACACCATTTTTATAGGTAAATTGGTGCATCGTTAAAATATTAGGATATAAAACCTCCCTCTGTGTATGTCTTGTATTACCGTTATCCAGATTAGTAGATACTTCTCCGATATTTGATAATAATTTCAGCTTATCAAAATCTTCGGTTATCTTGATTTCCTCAATAGGATAATTACTACATTTTACAGTTACTTTATTATATCCCGGTAAAATATCTAAAAAGTGTTCCGATCCCGCAAAACCAATATCAGAAACATTCAATGCAATAGATGTAGTTTTAGAATATGTATTCAGATTGCAATCATATTTATAATAAACGCTTTTATGATCTATGTCAATGAAATACAGTTCACCTCTCCAATCGACGCAAGTCCAATTTAGGAACTTACAAACTTCTTCTAATATTTCTTTTAGAGTCATAGCCTTGTTATCCTCGTCGAAGAAGTTTTGTTCACTTATCGTCATTTCTTCAAATACGTTTAGATCGTTATTATAATCATGTTCGTTTTTAGCATACACATGAGGAATAAATATAGACGAATAATACCCGCGAGACTGCTCAATGAACATTCTAAACAGTTCCCAAAAACTAATAAAAGTTCGTTGTTCAGCGTTCTTTTGTTTGTAGTTAACATATTCGAGAGTGCTCATAGCGGAGCTACATTCTATTTCAAGCTCGAATTTTGTAGATGTGTAATCCTGCGTGTATAACTCTGGATTTATAAAGCCCGTCCAAATAACATCGTTACCTCGCTTACATAATACTTTGTATTGTTGATATCCAGTCGAATACAAATTTTGCAAATAGTCACCTCCAACAATACGGATTGAAGCAGAAGAAAAGCGAGTTGGCGTATATAAAAAATCCTCATCCTCGATTGTCACGGAAAAAGGAGAGTTACCACTGCCAACCAATTCAGTACTTTTTCCTTCATAATTCTCTTTTTGTATCTCAATCAAATAAGATACTTCCTTTCTGGATTTGAAAGGAAGCGTATAGATAGTTCTGTAATTTACCATAGTTTTTTACCTGTTTTCTTTATGTGGTTGTGTAATGCTAAAAATATGCGATCCCCTCTTATTTCGACATCACTGTACAAGCGAACGCCTTGATTTTCTATTGATGGTGCGATCTTTTGTGATAAGGAACCGTATAAACCGCTATTAAGCATTTGAAATAAATTACTTTGTTGTGATCCGTTTAGAACCATCTCACCCGAATTGAGTAAAGCCGGAACTTTATCACCCGTAAACGATGTGCCCGGAACGATACCACCCGTTGCAAATTTGGGAAGGCTGGCAAAGATACCCGTAACTGTTCCTACAACTGTGGCTATTGCGGCAAGATTGGCGGGGAAAGGTAACGACATGGCACTAGCCACGCCGTTAGCGGTTGCAAGCCCTTGCAGTTGCACAATCATTTGAGCGATAGAACCGATAGAATTTAAAGCAAATGCCATACCGTCGTTATTAAACTGTGCAGCCATTTGTCCCATAGTACCAAAGGCATTTCCGATATATCCTAATGACTCTGCATATTGCTCGTTTAGTTTTACATCTTTTTTCTTAATGGGAGACTCGAATTTAGGTAACTTAAAGGTTTTTTCTCCCTTCCCATGTGTCGGAACCTTATCGTAAATCGGTGCAATAGGTACGGATAAAGCATCGTCTTTCATCTCGCCGTGAGCGATTTTAAACGTTTCTTGCTCTACAACAAACTTTAAATTTATCCTCTTTGATTCGAGCTCATTTATTGTTGCTTGAATGGCAGAACGCGCATGCATGTCGGTTTCAGCAATAAGTTTTTTATTTTGCTCTGCGATTTGCGTGTCATACCAAGCGATAGAGCCCTCTTTCGGTTCTTCCTTTGGCGTTTTCCCGCCTATTCCTGACTGTGAAGCACGGTTCGCCGCTTTCGTCATACTAGATAAATTCCGTCCCGCCGCCTCTGCCGCCGTTGCAACGTTTATTAAATTCTGCAACCATTCATCACTCTTCTTTACTAAAATTGCGTTATATTGTATTGCATCCTGATACTTCGCTAACATCGGGCTTATTGCCTTACTCAATGCATTTGTATCTGTTGTTGTAACCGTGTGCACATTCATTCCAGAACCCACCGTTTCGTAAGTTGTAAATTTGGCTTTCAAACGATCGTATTCATCTACGAAGTCTTTATACTGTTTCGCTAATTGTGCCTTTTGTTCATCGCCTACCGAAGATACATCTAATCTCAACACTTTATCTATATCTATTGCCGAAACATCTACGCCGTCAAGTCCTATTGCCGCCTTTACCATTGCTTGTAATGCGTTTTGACTTCTTTGTTTATATTGTCCTACGATCTCCTCTTGGTCTTTCAGCGTCTTGTCTAATAGCTCCCTAGCTGCTTTCTTTTGCTCTTCCGTTGAATCCTTATCTTTTAAAATAGTTATTTGTTCTTGTATGGTTGCTTGATTCTTTGCATCAAAATAAGAGAATGACATTTTTGTATTTCCTAATTGATCCATCGCGTTGTATGCTTCGCGTGCTAGACGTATCGTTTCGGTTAACCCGTTCATGAACGGCGTCCAGTCTCCACTACCGATAGAGTAGAAAAATTGGTCTACGCCACCTTTTAAGCCGTCCATAGTACGGGCATATTCATCTCCTAGCGTCTGACTGCTATTCATTACTTTATTGAAACCTTCCGAGGCAGTTACAGCAATACCAAGAACCCCGGCGAACTTCATAACTCCCGATACTGCAACGCCGGACATTTTAGAAATGTCGCTTTGAAACCCGTTTACATTCTTCTTCGACTTATTTAGATTTGCGTCAAAGTCATTCGTTTTAAGCAATAATCTTGTTACTATATCAGACATCTTTATGCGTGTTTAATTGTGATTCTACTTCTTTTGCTTTAGCTCGTAATCGTTGCATCTCTTCGTCCGTTACGCTCGTATCTTTCTTTTCTTCTTCATCCCACGGGAACCGAAGTATATCGGTTTGCTTTAGCGTCTTTGTGCTATTAGATTGCGCTATAATGAAACCTAACAATCTAGTTTGTTCCCACGCTTCCCGATTGCGTCGATTCAATCCGTCTATAAACGATTCAACCTCGATAAAGTCCATTTTATCGAGGAAGTAATCGGGAGCGATCCCGCCCTCACCGACAACGCGCGAATAAAGTTCGCGTATACTTACGGCTTTCGTTTCCGCGTCGTCACCTTCTTTTTTTTTACGTCATTTCCTGCCGATTGCGAACGTAGTTTGATTTCATCCAAAATAAACTCTTTGAATTGTTCGAATAGCGTCAAGTCATTTTCGCATAATTCGATAAATTCCTCAAATTCCATTTTGAACAATTCCTGATTAGAGGCAAGCAGAAACGAATAAAACAAAAGAAACTCGTCTAACATCTTTCCAAACTGGAACGGATAGCCGGATATAGTTTCGAATACAAAGAACGCACGGAGCGTATATTTCAAAGAAAAATCTTTTCCATTAAGTGATATTGTTTTCATTGAATAAGTCGTTTAGAGGGCGGCAAAACACCGCCCGTAAGTTATTTACTAGCTGCTTCCTTTGCAAGCGATCCGGTTCCTTCGAAACTGATTGATAGTGTTGCTTTGTCTCCATCCGGCGCATTTGCTTCTAGCGAAGTGATAACCGCACTACCTGTATATGCACCTTCCGCTAGTGTCCATCCGGCGGCGGGCATTTCGTTTACGTCAGGATTGCCAACAACGCCAAATTTCAGAACAACAGGTTTATGCGCCAAGAACAAAGCGAATAGTTTATCGTAGCTGTTCGCATCTGCATCCGCGCTAAATACATTTTCACTGGAAGCGTTCCAAGAAAGTTTTTTAATGTCCTTTTCCGTCCAGATACCCGAATCTTTACTTTGTGTGTCGATTGTTTCAGCCGAAAGCCCCAATTTGCAAGATGTGGCAAGTGCGATGGCTTTACCGTCGATGAATAACATTAGGTCTTTTCCTAACACTGATTTTGCTTTACTCATAATTTTATCGTGTTTTAGTTATTATTCCGTTTTAAATGAGAATACGAGGCTTTGAATAAAAGTATCTTCTATAAAATCCTCATTCGCACTAATTAGTTTAGCGTCTATTACATTGAAGTTGTCATATTGCCCGCGCTTGTTTTCGAGCGCCTTACGCACTTCTTCGGCGATAGTGACAGAATTCAAGTAGTTATCACTAGCTACGGCAACCTCAACCGAAACGGTATCGCCCGTACCGTATCTATCTTTTGTATATTCAGGAACCAAAGAATTACGCCTGTAAATTACGAACGGAAAAGATATTTCCGTTTTGGTTGAGATAGCATATATCTTATCAGAAATCAACTTCGCCAACTCCGTAGAGTCGCTTAACTTCTTATATACGTGTGCGCCTATTGATAAACTCATTTCTTTTTATTCGCTATTTTCGTTATTGAATCAATAATATTTTTCTCTAGTGAGTTCTCCGCTTCTTTCTGCTTCGATTTGACCGCATTAGAAAAGAAGCGAGAAGCCTTTATACTACCTCTGTTTGCGGGTTTATGGGTAGCGCTTTTTTCGTATGCTGTTCGTTCTATTGTTCCAGATTCAAAAAAAGGAAGCATAAAAGCGCGTGATCCCTTTTTGCGTTTATCAATCAGGCTAACCCGTGCACCGGAAGCATTGCGATAGACCGCTATTTTTATTTCATTCTTTAGCGGTTTGAAAGACACGCCATTCTTAGTACTCCCAAATTCAGCGCCATTAACAGCATAGACTAAATTTTCCTGCGCCTGTTTACGAATGATAAGAATCGACTTTCTAAGAGCGGAGGAAATTGCCTTCTTTGCTTCTTTATCGTTCAACCGTTTAAGTAGTTCGTTTACTCGCGTTGCATCCACTTCGACGCGATACAAGTTGCGCCCGGTGTAATTGTCGTTACTCATTGATTACCTCCGCTTCTATAACCGTTGCTTGTTGCTTCCGGTCGTGGTTAATAGATAGAATCTTGTATTTCTGCCCGTCGTACTCGATTCGCATTTTAGCGTTAATCTCTTTGCAGATGCGAATCATTATTGTATTAACGGTCGTATTGTATATCTCGCCGTTCGCTTCTTTGCGTGCGCCAGACTTAAAGCGAATGTATGCGCGTTTATCGAATACTTTCACCCAACTTTCAGACGTGCCGCCCAGACTATCGCGCTTTGACTCGCTACGGTAAAAAGCGATCATTTCGTTTAATAATCCTGCTTGCATTACGTATATCGTTTTAAAGGTTGCAGTAATAGTTCTATGTGCCCCGGAATAACTTGCGGAGTGGCAAATGTTACCGATTCACGGTTTGCGTAGTAATTCGCTATAAGGATGCGGATCGCGTGCCAGATACGCCGATCTATTTTTGCGTCCTTAACGTAGGTATCTAGCGGATTATTTAGATACGATTCGATAAGAAGTTGAACGGGTTCGATAAGCCCAGTTATATACGCGTCGTCCGTGTCGAAGTCAATGTTTAAATGCTGTTTGAGTTCTTCGAGTGTTACGTATTGTGCCATATTGTATAAATTAGAAAGGGCTAGAGCCGAAGCCCCAGCCCTTTAGTGAATGATAGGTTATAGGATTAAGCAGAAGCCTTCTTCTTTGCGATGGCAAAGGCTTCCGGGCGAGCTACAACAATATCATAATCAGTATTCAATACAAAGTTTACGACATTACTTTTCGCTCCGGTGTACGGGTCTATAACTAAATCCATATCGCCGAACTGACCGATAGCAGCGTTGGAGAATACACCGAATCCGATAGAATCGGCGTCCATGTAGTTAGTAACAAGAACCGGATAACCGTTCACCATACCATTTTGGCAGATCATTTCAGCAGCTCCCGCCGCTTTGGGAGTGGATTTCAAAGCACCATACACCTTTGGAGTACAAACATAGGCAGCTGTACCGTCGGTTACATCTACGCCCGCATCCATTACGGTAGATTCAAGCGAAACAATATCCGCAAATGTCAACGCGTTTGTATATTCAACATCTGGTTTTGTCTTTACAAACACCCCGTTGCTTGCGCCAGACAATGCAGTTCCCGAAAACATCCATTTATTCAAAGTGCGAGCGACGCCAAGCGAAATTTGCTTCAAAACAACGTCCTGCAAAGAGTAGTTCGTTTGGTTGATCGCACGCTTAGACACCGGGATAGAAATAGATACACGTTTGGGTGAAGCCTTGATTTTGTCGATATTCAATTCGGTATCGGTAACCGCAACGTTTTCACCCTGAATTGTTGCTTCAACAGCCGCCAATGTTGGGAAAACAAGGTCACCTACAAGCCCGCTTTGCATCTTGATACCCAGTTTATCAATAATCAAGCCTTTTTCTAATGGTTCAATGATTTCACCGATTGTAACAGGAACCATGCTAGCCGCATCGGTTGTATCTGTAACAGTCACCGCACGTTCTACAACTTTAATACCGCCTTCCGATACTACTCCGTTGTATTCTTCCAAAGAGCGATGATTAACGACGTCAAAAACAGCCTGTGAAAACAACATGCGACGGTCTGATACCAGTCCCGCGTTAATATCTTCAAGCGCACGGCGTTCGACTTTCATTTCCAAAAGTTCTTTCTTTGTTTTTAACTGCTCGAACTGCTCTTTCTCGCTTGCGTCGAGTGCTCTTTTTTCCGCTTCTGCTTTATCCAACATAGCGCGCATCTGCTCTTTGTATTGAGCAATAGTTTCAAATTCTTTTCTCATGTTTTAAATTGATTTGCGTAAATTATTAATTTCATTTAGATAGTCTTTATTCTCGCCGGACAACTCCGCTATCGTATCATCCATACTCCGTACCGTTACGTCTGTACCATAAAAAGCAGGATCAACAACGGGAGATATATCGGAAATCCGATCAATCATGTGTACAGTACGAAGCAACAACCCGTCTTTCATTGAATAGGAAACTTTTGTTTTATCCTTTTCATTTAAAGCATACGCAAAAGACGAACCGAAAATATCACCGCGTTTAATCATTTCTACGGCGAAATCTCCATCGGGAGTACTAGGAGCCTCAAACCTGTATTTTAATCCGTAGTCGTCAAGTTCAAGCGACAAAGTTCCCGCACCACGATTAGAACGAGCTAACAATCTCTGTTTATTATGATCTAACAGAGCTTTAACATCACAACTACGCAATAACTCTTCCGTTATAGCTCCCTTTTCGATCACCTCAACAAAAGCGCGTTGTTTTTCCCTGTCGTACAATACACGGCTTTCTTGTCCGAATACAACCGCATAACCTTCGATTATTCTTCCATCTCCAACTTTAGGAGCACCTAGCTCTGTATAACTTCGTATTTCCATATTTTGCAAATATCATTTTACTATATGTTTGTTTCTTCGTTTTTGGGTAGCTCTACTTTTTGACTAGCCGCCTCGATTGGTTGAACGTTGCAGGAGATAAACACTTTGTCGCCTCCTTCAACGGGCGGTTTTCCTAAAGCCCTACGAGTATCATTCGGGGAATGAGCTCCCATTTCTTCCAAAGCTTTATAATAGCTTGCTTGTGTCGTTAAATCGGTTTGATATAAGCATGACAAATCAAATGAAATACTATATAAGTGAGCGACTGAATTAGGAATCAGCTTGTAATTAAATTCAGCCTCGATTTGTTTCAATATTGGTTGCAGTGTATCAGTTAAAAAAGAAACATTGCTCATTTCAGAAGCTTTGTAATTAGTAGATTGTCCGGCAAATACTTTATCCGGGTGAACTCCGTAAAATCTACATATATCAAGAATACTGAATTTCTTTGTTTCCAATAACTGCGCATCAACCGGATTTATAGAAAGTTGATGAAATCCAACATCGCCGGGAACTGAAATAATGTCTCTTCCTGTGTTTAGTTGTTCCTCTATACGATCCCCAACCGTAGAAAGTTGAATATCCGTCATACCTGCACCGGGCAACCCTTTATTTATCTCTTTTGCACCGGAAACAAGCCCCTTTATTTTACTTCCATTCTGAAAGGTTCGTAAATTCTGATTATCTGCACTAGCAGCTATGGAAAAGATACGACTAGCGTACATTATTGTACTTACTCCTGTATATCCCCCGTCCAAACTATTATTTTTAAGATGGATTATTTCGTAGGATTCAAAACGCCCATATATCCGGTTATATGGATCAGAAATAATATAAACATCATTCAATTTGTCATAGGTTACTGTATTATTTGCGCATAATACAAGCTCGCTGACACTACCGAACTTCCGACGGATAACGATGTAGGCGTTTCCTTGATTTACGATTTGAACAACCATATTCCTAACCATTTCAAAACTATTCATTCGTCGGTTAGGCATACGGGTTAATATTGTATATAAATCGTTTTTCTCGTCTGGTGAGAAATATCCATCTTTTTTCCGTTTAATTATAAGCGGTAAAGACGCAATAGTCCCCGAAAGAATAGAAGTACATCTATATGCGGCTGAAAGTTTCATTGCTTGATTGCTGTTATGTACATCTATTGGCTGACCGGGCAATGATGGCAATCGGGAGTTTATTGCCGCATCTTTATCCGTTGTGCTCGTCTCTGCATTTAAGGCGCGTTTTTGCGTCTTTGAACGTCCCAATTCAAAATTAAAAGATAGTTTCATATAGCTCCATGTTATTAAATAAGTAGAATGTCATTAGGTTTGTTATAGTCGAATCAATCTTCGCGTTATGCGTTTTTTTGACTGGCTTCTTATTCATGTTCCGATCTTCGTCTAATACCGCATTACTAAAACAGTACGGCGTAATCGGATTAGGGCTAAAGGTGAGCTTACTCCGATACAAAGCAAGTTCAAAAGATTCAATAGGGCTTGTAAACGTTCCGTATGTCTGTTTAACAGGCTTAATATATTCACTCGCACCGCCTACGGAATAAGTAAGAAGATTTACAAATTCAGCCGATTTATAAGGATCATAGCCAACTCCCATAATTTGTAGATACTTTGCACGTGCAAGTATATCGTTTACTATTTGCTGATAGTCGATAATATCACCGTCACACAGAATTAAATAGCCCGCTTTCGCCCAACCTTCGTAAAGTTCCCGATTCGGATGATCTTTCAAAGCTCCTTCCGGAAAATAGTAATCCGTATGTGAATGAAAAGAACCGCTTTCTTTCGAATAGATATTATAAGTAACCGTAGAAAAGTCGTCTCGAACGGATAAATCGACCGCCGCCATTGTTAACGGATAAGTACCAATATTTTCTATTCTAATATCTTTGAATCGTTCTTCGATCTGCTTTGCCTCAATCCATTTTGTTGTTTGGTCGGTAGTAAATACGTTTAGTAACTTTGTTCGAAATTCCAGTGCATCCGGCGCGCTATATAGTGCTTTTTGATACGCGTCTATATAGAAATCTTCATAAACGGTTATACCCATGTGTGGTTGTACCTTGCGCCACGTTGCCGGATCGCCTTCCTCATCGTCTACATCCGGCTCAAAGATGTGCGCAAATATGGAATCATTTTCAATCTCACCTCGTAGGATCGATTTATACATTTTGAGCATTTCGACGAATGGAGCCGTTTCTTTATCGGATGCGGTCGTAATTACTACGGTTAAAGGGTTGAGCCGTGCGCCCATTGAGGACGTTAAAACGTTCTTCAATGCGGCGCTATCGGCTTGTGAATACTCGTCTACTATTACCATGCTTGCGTTAAGTCCGTCTAATTTATCCGGGTTAGAGGCGAGGCAACGGGCAAAAGAGGTTTTTCCCTTTATGCGGTTATATATGATTTCTCGATTAATTTTGAAGTGTCTAAACTTCGGATCGAGAGACTTTAAAATATTACGTATTTCATCAAAACAAACTTTCGCCTGATTATATGAGTTTGCAGCAACGTATGTTTGTGCGTTCGCATCACCGAACAACAAATCGTTAATCGAAAGACTCGCTACACTTGTTGTCTTACTGAATTTACGCGGAACGAATAGAAGAGCTTCGCGAATCAAACGTTTGTTTGTTCCGGGCTTGTAAAACGCGAGAATGTTAGAGAACTGAAACACCTGTATCGGAGTCAGTTTATATCTAGTTTTTCCCTTTGTGCCGGAAAACTTCAAACGCTCATAGAACGTGACGAACTTCTTTACTTCCTTGATCCGAAATTCGTATTTATCGAGGAAAACAAAGAAACGGCGAACGGCTAGTAACTCGTAAAGGTTATGCGCGTCCGGATTGTTAATACAACCTTTGATATACACATTCAGTCTTTCGTCTGCCCTATCTAGCTTATACGAATCAACGTCGATGTTATGCAGTTCGGAGGTAACCGACTGCTTTAACGCTATCAGTTTATCTCTATTTTCCTTCTCCATCGCGATCTACTTTGTTTACTTCGTTAATCAGGTCGTTTACTTCATCCCCCTTCGATGCGTAGAGGGTTCGAAGTGTTAACCCTACATCCGCCAAACTTTTTCTAAGATCTTCGGAAGATTTAGAAAACTCGGACATTGTGGGGTGTATCTTATACGACTTATTCCCCTCGCGGGATAATTCAATAACGAATGATTTTTTAAGTTTCGAAATGTCGTTAATCAATATGAGATGTTTACGTAACGATCCGGCGCATCCTAGTATGCTTAATTCTAAATCTTCCGTATATGTTCCCTGTGATCGCATTGCCGACCGGATGAGTTCTTTTTCTTTTTCTAAATCAGCCATTTTTATATACTTTTTACACATATAAAATTTATGTAGTCGTTTGGTAGCTCGTAAGTTAGCAGGGAAAAGAATCCCCCCCCGAACCCCCACAGATTTAAAATTACTCGCGCGTGTAAATATGAGGTGAGGTGGGTTTAGCGTATCGCGTTAAAAAATAAAAAAACAGCCCCCGCATATCAATAAAAGCATTATATTTGTTTTGAATTATATGAACATCAATATTATGAAAGACAACATACTAAAGGAATACACCCAAAAAAAGAATCTATTCGAAAAGCTTTCTAATAAGCTAGAAATGTTAATAGACGAGTTTCTAAAAGAAAATAAAACCATTATTCACCAATTAAGTAGTAGAGTAAAAGAAGAAAGAAGTTTATCTAATAAAATAGATAATAAGGAAGGCAAGTATCAGTGTTTAAATGATATTACCGATATTGTTGGAATTAGAATTATTACATACTTAGATAGTGACGTGGATACTATCGCAGAAATGATAAAGAAAGAATTTAATATTGATGTAGAGAATAGCGTAGATAAAAGAAAGCTCGATAATGATGTATTCGGGTATCGTTCTTTGCACTATGTAGCATCTTTTAAGGAAGAAAGATGCAATCTTACTGAATTTAAACCATTCAAAGATATGAAATTTGAAATACAAATACGCTCTATATTACAGCACGCATGGGCAGAGATTGAACACGATTTAGGATATAAGAGTGCAGTATCTGTTCCTGATAATTTTATAAGATCATTTAATAGATTATCAGCTTTACTCGAAACTGCAGATATTGAATTTGACAGATTAAAAAAAGACTTAAAATCTTATGAAAAGAGATTGCCCCAATTAATAGAGAATACTCCTAACGATATAGAAATTAATCAAGCTTCAATTATTTCATTTGCTAATAATAGCCAAGTCATTAAGAGTGCGATCTCAATTATACAGTCAATAAGTAATTGTGCAATAAATAATATTACGTCAAGTGAGATTCTTCTAAAGCAATTAAACTTTTTAGATATAAGTACAATAGGAAAATTAGATATATTTCTGACATCTTATCAAGAGAAATATTTATTATTTGTGAAAGAATACACAATGGAGTCTTACAATCAAGAAGGATGTTTCCCTATAAGTATTAGTATGTTAACCCCACTTTATTATTTATGTATTTATATTGCTCTTGATAAAAACGTGTACGATGAAATGATAAAAAAGACTCGTACTAATAATGATAACTTTGCTTTAAGAAGTGATATTGCCTTTAAGTCCGCATATGCTAAAGTTAATCCTCAATAATTATTGAGGATTAACTTTAGATTTGAGAATGTAATTTAAACTGTGTCAGCAAATTAAAAATACTTATCTATAAACCGTTCCGTTGCCCTCCGATTGTTCGCCTGAACCGCCTCTTTCGAATGACTGAAAGCGCGCCGATGTTTATCGGAATGGCACGAATGGCATAGACTTTCCAGATTGTTATAATCAAACATTAGTTGTCTCATTCCGAGTTCATGCGGCACGGACTCAACCGGGACAGTGTGATGTACTTCCGTTGCAAGTGTACTGCGATTGTTCGCTTCGCACACTTCACAAACCGGATTGCTTTGTAGCTTCTTAGCTCGAAGTAACTTCCATTTGTTGGAGTTAATCATCTTAATGTAATGCGGGTTTCTACTCATTGTTCGTCATAATTAAAAAGAATCTTATCACATTGATAACAATCGTGCAACTCCTTTCGTGTCGCCTCGATGTCGTCCGTTTCTATCTCAACTAAATGCGTCTCGGACACATCGCCCGATTTGCATTGAATACGCCTGATTATATACATAACGTTTCGATCCGGTCTAATCCGTTAATAAGTAATCTAATCCGTGCACAATTCCCGTCGCATCGTGTCGATTGTGTTTCCTGTTTATGTATCCGGCTTGCACAGCCTTTGCAGTTCTTAGACGGACACATTTGTTTATACACTTCGATAGCTTGCCGCCTCGTTTCGTCTCTCTGTATCCGAGCTGCTTCGATAGCGACTTTTCGGATTAAGCCACGCGAGCGGATGCGCTCGTTTGTGGCTTGTTCGATGTACTGTTTTACTTTACTCATTTTACCGTGTTATTTTTAGGTTTGTAATTCCATCCGTTTAACTCGTAGACTTTCCGTTTCGCCTCTTCTTGCGTTGCCGCATCATCTACCTTTGTGTCTCCGTCTGGATCGCGACGATAGATATTAAAGTGACGAAAACGAGGGGAATAATAATACTTTGATTGATTTTGTGTTTGGCTCATTTCTTTTTGTGTTATGATTATTTCCTTTTATTCATTTTCTTCCGCTTCCGGTCTTTTTTGATTTGATTCGCAGTACGTCCACCTTTCGAAGAGGAATTTTTCCAAGAAGGTGGGACGGTTTTCCAAGGAGTAGACTTTTCTTCATCTACCATTTTCAGTTCCCTATAGGGAATATCATAAGGTCTGTTTTCGTATCTATATGTATTCATATCTTTCTTGGATTTGATAAAAGGGCACGCCTCCGAAAAGAAGTATAAATTGTCACATTTAAAACTTTACCGTCAAAAATGGAGAACGTACCCAGATTATTATTAATTTTGTTATGTCACATTTAAAACTTATATTTATGAAAAAATTTATTCAACTATCATTTCGTGAGAAGTCTTTCAAAAAATACCTTATTGATATAAATAAGATCGACTATGTTATAGAAGATGAAAATTCTAATATTGGTTCTTTTGTCTATTTAGAAGGTCTAGAAAAGCCATTTCATGTATTAGAATCCGTTCGTTCTATAAATAATTTGATTTCGGAGAATTCCCAAGAACAAAGTTTGCCAATTCATTTGCAACACTCAATATTTCGCAAAAAGTAGGAGACAGATTTAGTTCTCTCTCTTTAATTATTATTGCTTGCTCCCACGCCCATTTTCGGACGCTGGTCTCAAATTCTTTTGTTTTTACTTTCGTATTCATAGCCTTCCTTTCTATCTTGTTTTACACTAATTGATTACACAAACATTCTAGGCTGCATCCGCGACAAAATGATTTTATTCGCATCTGCATAGAACTTCTTCTTTATCTCAAATCCGTATGCCTTTCGCCCGCATTGAGCGGCTGCAAGTAATGTTGTCCCACTTCCGGCGCATGGGTCTATTACAACATCACCCGCATCGGTGAAAAGTTCGATCAACCGCTCAAGCAACGGAACTGATTTCTGTGTCGGATGAATCCGCGGTGTATCTGTGTCTCTAGGATAATCGAAACAATTAAATACCATCCGACCGCCATTATTGAACTTTGGCAGTTTGTCCCGATATAAGAGTACACCATATTCACAATTACCAACGACCTTCATGTTAGCCTTTAAAACTTGTGCCGAAAAATTCTTTCTAAATACCAGATTGATATAATTGTTCAGTCCGTATTCCTTCGCTTTCTGGATAAGTTCGAATTGTTGCTGAAACTCACAAAAAACAATCATACAGGGCGATTTTCCTTTTTCTTTCGGCTCCTTAACGAGCATCTTACTACAAAAGTGAAGAAATTCAGTAATGCGAAAATCCTTATCGGTATCGAAAAACTCTTTTCCTGCCAGTTCGCTTTCTCCGTTAGAATTGTCTCCGTCGATATACCAAGATGGATTAGAGCCGTATGCGTTCTTCCCGATGTTGTAGGGAATATCCGCAATGATTAGTTGTGCTTTCGGAATACCGTAGGTTTTATAGTTCTGGAAATGGTCGTTAAATAGTTCTACGTCTTTCATTGGAGTGATAATATTAATCATTAATAAATTCGTCTTCGTTCTCTACTACTTCACTCTTTACAGGCTTTTTCACCGGAACGCGAATCGCCTTTTCTGTAAACTTGTTCGATAGATATTGTTTCGCCTGCTCCCAATCCGTAAAGTGCAAATTCGGATCAGTATAGAGCGAGATAATCGTAGAGTTTAATTTGTCGAGTGCTCCGAAAGCGCTTGAATTTATCGTACCGTCTAAGGGTGAAAACTTGGCAACTAAGCCGTTATAATTCTCTGAAACAAATCGGTCGATATACTTCCGATTCCGTTCATTTGTCGCGACGGGATCTGCTGATATGTCGTGCAAATAATTTGTGTTTGATAGTTTTTTAACCATATTAAAATCCTTCTAATCGTTTTTGTCCGTTCATTTCGTCTACCTTGTGTTGTGGTAGTTTTCGTTTTGGTTTTACATACTCGAAATGTCGTTCCGCCTGTGATAGATCGTAGAACATTTCTTTGATTTCGTCCGGTAATACTTCTTCATCATCATCGCCTGGCATCGGATCGGCAACCCGGAGAAAGCAGCCTAAAATGTACTGCATAATCTCGTATGTGCTTTTGAAATGGTAGTCAGCGCGAATTTTATCGAGCCTTTGCCATTGTTCCAGATCGACGCGAACCGGAATCTTTTTAAAGTACACAAGTTTCTTTTTTCTGCTTCGCATGGTTTCGTTGTATTAATTATCTTCTACTAGCTCCGTTCAAGTCCAAGACGTTAAACATTTCATTTATTCGATCCGCGATATACGCACCGTAAATACGCTGTATTTCCTTAATCGTTAAGTTCGTTGTAACATGAGTTATTGCCTCATGTCTCAACTCGTACCGACATTGGAAAATATACTGCATCACGTTTAGTTCAGTACCGAAATACTTTGCCGGGATTGGCTCGCGTCCTAGTTCATCAAAACAGATCATTCGCGGAGTACCGTTGTTGTAAGTATACAATTCTAGTGCATCCTTTCCGCGCATTGAAAAGCCGTTTGCAATACAGGAAGTCGAATCAATCCTAAAGCCACCGATCGGATAGCCGCCCTTTGCTTTGCCGCGTGTGAAATAACTATATCGGTTTAGAATCTGCATGATAGTACTTTTTCCTGTACCAATGTCACCTCGTAACAATAACCCTTTATTTGAATCTAGCTTCTCGGATCGTCCTTCAGTATACAAAAACAGTTGGTTCATTATGTTTCTATTCGAATCGTCTATCTTGAAGTTAGGACAAACATATTTGCAACACGCTTTAAACCACTCCGGGCGCTTCTCTACTTCTATCGGCTCGTCATAGTACGGTAGTCCGTATGATAGTATCGCCGCTATCGGCAGGGTCTGTTTGCTTCTTGTTTCCATATTCGCATTTATCGTTTTTTAGTTCAAATAACCCCGACCAATTATTAGCAATCGATTCATTTACGATTTGCTCCGCAATCACCGGATCATTCTTGCTCAATTTTACCAGTTTGTTGTAACACGCTTTAAGTGACTTTTCCGATTTGTAATTTTCCCGCCTGTCTTTCTTATATTCAAGCCAGAGCGAAAACGCTTCTAAAAACTCGTCAGATATAAAATCAAAATCTCCATGAGAGACTTTAGAGAGTATATTTCTGTTTGGTTTCTGTTTTAGTTTATTATAGTCTGTACTATCCCCTGTATCATTGGCTCCCTTATCTACTGTATCATTGGCTGTCTGATTGGCTCCCTTATTGGCTGTCTGATTGGCTGTAAAATTTACAGTAGTAGTTACAGTAGTTTTAAATTCCTTCACGAAAGAATAAGAGCTTATAATACGTTTGTTCTTGCCAGATTTATAATAAATCAATCCTGCATTTATTAAAGACTCACGGGCTTTTATTAGTGTTTTCTCATTCACGTTAAGCGCAAAACAAAGTTCAATGTTCGAGCAATCGAAAACGTCCCTCCAATCTTCGCCGTTACAAATAGCCACTAATTCGTAAAATAGGGCTTGTTCGGTGGCGGTAAATCTGAAACGTCGTCGCGCTTTTCGCATCTTTTCGGTTAGCGTATATCCGTCTATATTCATCACACTTATAAAGTCTATCGAGCGACATAATAACTACAAATCCTTATCCCGATCGCCCGTCCTACTTTCAGGACGGAACAATAGCAAATAAAATTATTCTCTCTTCCTCCATTGCGACACGTTCGACAATCGTGTTTTACTTGCTTTTGTGCTGTTTTCTTCACCATTCTTATACCTCCTTTATTTTAATTCCATGAACGTAAAGCATGAGCTTACGTTTGATTATATACTCCTTTGTCCGAACACCTTTAGTATCTTCGACGATATACTCACCATCCCGATAATAAACGAAATCCGCGATGTAGTAAACTCCTCGTTCGATCAGCTTCTTTTTACGTAGCATCTTCCGCACTCCCTGTACTTCATAGAAACGATATTGAGGCGAAATAAGCTCGTATTTTACTTGCTCTTGTAATCCGGTTATAATCCCCTTCTTTTCGAGTAGTTTCAACTCCTTAGCGCGTCGATATTCCTTTTTAGAGTCGTATCCGTCTATTTTTACATTGTTATACTTTGCCATATATTTAAAACTATTTGTCGCCTAACCAGATATTCACTACGCTGATTAGACGTAGAACATTAAACTTAAATACGAGGGCTTTCACCTCACGCCGTCCTTTTCGGCGACATTATTGGTTAATAATAATATTTGGTAAAGTATTTATTTTTTAGCTTCATACGGATAAACGTCTACAATCGCCGTTTCTTTGAGAAGAATCGAAGAATAATCCGCCATCGTTCCTTTCATTCCTTCGTCGAGTTTCTTCATTGCGTCGTGAATGTCCGCCGCCTGTATAAGTACGTTTGTATAAGTCCGTTTCTCCTTACCGCTTTTCTCGTCAAGCGTAGTGAAAGCAAGTCGCCCGGCAAACCATTTATCGGTGGAATCCTCTTCGCTAGTAAATATCTCGCTATAATGTGCGCGGGAAATGTCGGACACTGTAAACTCACCGGAGATAAACGGCATTACTTCCTCAATTATTCGTGCTTCTGCTTCGGTAAAACTTAGCGCATCGACCAAATACGGTTCAGTTACCTTCTTTTGCATTCCGTTTTCCATTACTTTCTCGTAACGGATTTTACATAAAAACCAAGTGTGCATAATTTTGTGTTTATTAAAGTGTTTATAAAAATGTGATTAATCGTGTTGTGTTAGTGTTGTGACGGTACTTTCTTCGTCAGTTTCTTTAATTCCTTCCGTATCTTATAAATCTGATTCTTAACCGGAACACTGTTTTTCGCTTCCGGCTTTAACGCCTCGATCTGCATCTTTAATTTTAAGACCTCTTTTGCCTTATCGACACAATCAAGCAAGTCCAGACCGGAACGGATAGATTCGTCTATCATCTCGCTAGCCAACCGGATTCGATCATAGAGTTTCTTTATATTCTCCACGTGATCGGCTCGATTCATTTCGAGTATTCGACCGTCGTTTACATAGCCGTCATAAATGACATAATACAACTTGTCTACGTCCGGACGCCCTAGAAAATGTCCGAGGAATTGCCAATAATATTCGTCTTTTTCGTCGATGGTATTTCCGAACTGCAGCGATTCGATCTTTCCTTGCGACATCGGGCACTTGATCTCACCCAGAGCGATAACTTTCCCGTCAAATCCGTACACATAGAAATCCGGTGAATCTCCGAATCCTTCAAACGGTTCATTGAAAACAATGTCCTTAAAATCGGTTGTACACGACTTGATCTCGTTCATTAACTGGCTCCGTACCCATTCAACCGCTAGCGGTTCGTTTTCATGTCCCCAATCAAACGCCCTGTTGCTTCCGTTTTCTCGCATCATCCCGGTTCTCCGCTCGTATCGCACTAAATACATCGCATCTAACGCAGCTTTACCAAAGGGACAACCTTTGCCCGCTTTCATCAGATCGGGAAGCGTGGAGGCGGTTATTTTGCCCCGTCTCTTTTCCTTCCATTCGATTTCTTTTTGTTCACTTGATTTCATGTGCTACTAATTCTTTGATTTGTTCTTTAGTTAGTTTATATTTCGTCTGTACCTGTGCGACCGTAAAACCACCTGCCAAACCGTCGAGGATATTTTTCCAGATTGCCGATCCTGTCTCAACCGTAGGCAATGAGTTTTCTACTTTCGGAAGAAAAGGACGAATACGAAGCGAATCAACCTTTTCGCCGAAAGCGTCAACTAATACCGCTCCGATTTGGATTTGCTTGTTTATCCATGACTCAAAATTCGGATTCTTGAAAATTTTCGTCAATGTTTTGCAATTCGTCCGGTTGAGGATCATCGGTTTTACATTCTCGTAAAAGTAAGCGACGAAACATTCTTCTTTCTTTCCAGACGCGCCGACCACTTGTTCTTTTTTCGTTTCGCGGATGGTGAGAATTATATCTTTTCCATCCGGTAGGCTGTAAGCGCCTAGATAGTCATAATTAAATTGAGTTTTCCAATGTGTCATTATCTTGTTGTTTAAAAGTTATCGTTTCCACCCTGATAAAGCGATTCGTAACAGCGAGCGCAAACCGTTATTATCTTTGTGCCATGTCTGCCACGTTCGTACGTTTCGACCTCTAATTCTATCTCTTCGCCCGGTTCTATCTCTTCGCCGCAATCTTCGCAAACTAGAGTATCAGCAGGACACGCTCCAAGAACCGTACAAATTCGGCAATTACCGATACATTGAGGATTCGCCGCCATGTCGTTTCGTGTTTAGATAGTTACAGACTAGCACATAGATAACCGTGATAAATACGATCAATAGTGCGATAATTAATTTGCCCGGCTCCGGCTCGCCTTCTGCGAGGCTGCACGCTGAAAGCATTAAGATAATAGCGGCGGGACTTTGTTTTAGTGTTAGCATGATGTTTGTTTTATACTACCTTATTACTTTGTATGAATCTATCTATACTCGATAAATCGTACCAGATCATTTTTCCAAATTGAGAAAAAGAAATGAGAGCTTTTTCCCGTAACGTTCTCAAAAAATCATCCGAGCATCCTATATAGGATTTTGCTTCATCTTTACTAAGCCACTTCTTTACTATTGGCTCAACTTTTCCGGTTACTTTAGTTCGTCCCATTGTCGTACTATTCTTTGCGTTCAACATAAATGTTATCTCCGTCGATCCAAGTTTTAAAAATCTTTCCTTCATCGGTTTTTAAATCGGATGCGGTCGTTCTCACTGATTTTCTGCGGTTGCGGGGGAAGTAGGTTTGTCGCCCTACTTCCATCGCTTGCAGTGTCGGTTTAATTGGTGTTGTGTTCATTGCCGTGTATATTATGTAAATTATTTATTGAGAAAAGTGCATTTCTTAAATGGAAGATAAATTGTCATTAAACAAACTATCATCATATCATAAAGAATATCTTTTCTTTCATTACTTTTGCATTGTTACATTTAAAATTAATATCATGCGATTCTATCAAATTACTCCTAATCTTTCTATATCGGACGACTCCAATTTTGGTAATTATGACCATAAGATAATTTATGAGTTGCTAACATCTATCAGTTCTAATTTCTCAAAACATTTAAATCTCATCTCATCTAGTGTCCCCCCATGCCGTATAACCTATATTAATACTAATCCTAGATGCTCCAATATAATGTCAGAAAGATGGATTTTTTTACATGTCAGTCAAGACTATTGGTGTCAGTGGATATATCAATTCGCTCACGAGTACTGTCATCATTTAATAAACGGGGCGATGAGTGACGATATAATAGGTTTAATTTGGTTTGAGGAATCGATTTGTGAGTTATCTTCTATGTATCATCTTCATCAACTATCTACCCAATGGAGTACCAGTAATGATCCGATTAAACTCCGATACGTCCCCGCTCTCCAGAACTATCTCCACGATTTAACTCCAAAGCAATCTCAACTATTTTCCGATGCACTTCGTCCGGGATTTCTAGCACTATGGGAGCAAACCCTAGCCGAACCGATATATTATCGGGATCATTATAATGTACTTGCTGCAAAGATGTTTCCTTTGTTTGTAGGGAATCCTTCACTATGGAAAATAATTCTTCACTTTGGAGATATGCGGAAGTGGAGTTCTCTGCAGGAACTATTTGATTACCTTCAGAGAAATGCGACACCTGATTACTCGGATTCGTTGAATGAGTTACAATCTTTGTTGCTTTCAT